TAAAATCCACGACATGAGGCCAAAAAGCGTGAGTATCAGCGCGGGGAGCAGACATGATAAACACAAAAAAAGATCGCAAAAACCTTTACCTACGGCTCGATAAGTTAAACTTAATAAAAAAATTACAACCGCTATTGGGCAAAAATTATCATCTAAGGGTTGAGGACGGTAAGTTTGTGCCGAACAACCCGGCAATGGCAGACGGTGCGCCGTGGGTGTATGTGCAAACCAACGTTGACGCACGTTGTGATATTTATCATCGTGTGTTTTTTAATATTTTGAAGCACGTACCCTCATACTGCCGCGAATGTTACAAGGTAGTTGTGGGAGATGGGCGTGCCTTGCAAGTGCGGTATTGAGCGCAGACCGACTACGTCCAGCCTGTACGGTGGGTACTTTTACAACCGTGGGCTTGACGCTGGCAAGGAGTGTTATGCGCGTGTCAGGGAGCAGACCGATAAGCACTTGAGCAAGGAAACGCCGGTTATTTTAAAGCGTGCGTGTACCGAGTTTGAGATCGGGCCTGACGCGTTTGGTCCGAGCGATGAGTGGCCCGATTGTACAGCCGAGGAAATTGACATGGAGAACTACATTCTAACCCACTTTCCACGGATAGGGTACGGCGTGCCGCAACCGGATCATGTTACTGCCGATGTTATGATGGAATGGATAGGCCACGCATACCGGTACGGTGATCCAACATACAGTGAGTTTACTGACGGGAGTCCGTTGTTCCCGCCATATGTTACATACCACGAGGAGCAAGAACAGGAGAAATAGTTATGCCATTAATTGCAGACACAGTTTTTGACGCCGCTCTCGGCATTGTTGACAACTGCAACAAAGCCCAGGTCGTCACAAGCGGAAGTTCGATCTTGATTAACTCTATCACGCTCGATGCTTCTAATTTTGGCGCGGCCACCGACAACTCAGGGTCGGGCGCTGGTAGAAAGATTCAATGTTTGGTATCAGACACAAACGACATGAAAGCCATATCGGTGACAAGCGCGGGCGCTGCAAAAAAGATTAGGTTGCTTATCAGCTCTGCCGTAACGGTGGTGGCTGATTTAACCAGTGCCGTATCATTGGGCGCAAGTGACCAGGTAAACCTTGGGACATTTAGTGTAATCCTGAAAGACCCGACCTAACAGGAACTTTTAAATGGCAACAAATATCACCGGTGTTAGTCTAACAACACCCGGCAGTAGTCCGCACAATATCAGCGCTGAAGATTCGTTTGATATGGGCGGGACCATAACCACTGCTGGTGGTGGGACTTGGAACGAATCCGGTGATATGTACTTCCAGTGGTCAACCAACGGTGTTGACTATAACGACCTGACCGGTTCCGGTGCGCTCAGTACGCAGGACACGAACCCTATTACGGGTTTGCAGACTGAAACAGAGCAGGTTATTACCGTCGATAATGACGGCACTACTGGTACGTTCTATATCCGCGTAAAACTGGTAGAGGACGATTTAGAAGAGCATTTTAGCCCGGCAGCACCGTCAACCTTTTCAGTAGTTGTAGCCGGTCCAACAGCATTAGATGCAGCCGATCCATCAAGCCAAGCTGACGTTGGCGATGCAGATATAACGCCTGTACGCCTTGTTGATGCAGATGACCCTGCATCAACCGTACAGGTAACAGTTCCTGGATTTCATCGAGTCAAAGACCTTGACGCCAATGACCTATCAAGTGAATCAGCAGTAGACAATCAAACGCTTGACTCGTTCAAGGTTGTCGATGCTGAGAACGTACAAAGTGAATCGGATATTGCCAACCAATCATTGCAGCCGATTAGGTTGGTTGACGCGTCAGACGTAATATCTGAACCGGATATAACCGTTGCGGTTGTTGATAAGGTAGTTGAAGCAACACCTCTCAACGCAGAGGACGTATCAAGCTCATCAGATATCCAAGTTGGTTCTGCAATCGAGGGCAACTATTGGCGATTTGACTATGCGAGCGACTGGACACCAGAGGGCGCATTAATAGAGGTTGCCACCAAGGGTGTTGTTGCCAATGAAGTTGATAGTGCGACAGAAAACACAGAACCAACATTACAACCCATTCGTTTGGTTGACGCTAATGCAGTACAGGCTACAACTGAGATTGTTGGCGCAACTCTTGAGGTTGCCGATGCTGCAACGAATGTCAATGCTAACGATTTATCATGCGTTACCCAGGTTACCGAACCAACGCTTGACGCAGTTTGGTTACTTGAACGAATGTCAATGCTAACGATTTATCATGCGTTACCCAGGTTACCGAACCAACGCTTGACGCAGTTTGGTTACTTGATGCCAATGCTGTTGAGTCGTCTGCCGAGGTTGTTGGTGCAACCCTTGACGGTGTGCGGTTACTTGATGCTGACAATATAGAATCAGTTACCGACATTGCAAACCAAACATTAGATGCGGTTTACAGCCTTGACGCTCCAGACGTTGCATCTGAATCAGAAGTAACCGAACCATCATTCAATACAGCCCGTGGTTTAGACGCAAGCGATGTCGCAAGCGATACTAATGTTGCTGGAATAGAACTTGACGCACTTCGTGGGCTATATGCAGATGATATAGATAGTGCGTCGGATGTTGTAGGGACAACGCTTGATGCTGTTTGGTTGATTGATGCAGAGGATGTTGAATCAGAATCCGACACTATCAACGTAACGCTTGATGGTGTAAGGTTACTTGACGCTGGCCATGTAGAGTCAATAACTGACATAACCGCCGGCGATATTACCACAGCTCGCCCTATTGATGCTGAAAACGTTGAATCATTATCAACCATCGAGGGCCAAACCCTTGACGGTGTGCGGGCGCTTAATGCTTCTGCAGTCGAAGTAGATACCGAAACTACAACGTACATTGATGTTGTTTGGGCGATTGACGCTAATGCTGTTCAGGCTACAGCTGAGGTTGTCGGTGCTACCCTTGACGGTATCAGACCTATTGATGCCGATAACGTTGAGAGTCAATCAAGTGTTGGTGTACCGTCATTACAGATTGCTGGTACTGTCGAGGATGTCAACGCAAACGATCTTGCAAGCGACACCGAGACAACGGCACCAACGCTTGACGCGGTAAGGCTACTTGCTGCTGAAGATGTAAGCGGTGATACAGACGTTACAACTCCCGACTTTAATGCGGTTTGGGCGGTTGACGCTGAAAACGTGCAACCTGAAACAGAGGTTACGCCACCAACTATTGATGGTGTCAGGTTGCTTGACGCTCCCGATATTAACTCGGTTGCTGAAATCACTGCTGGTGACTTAACTACCGGTCGAGCATTAAGCGCCGAGAACGTTGAAGCTAATACCACCATTGACGGTCAATCTATTGATACGGTTTGGGCGGTTGACGCGTCAAACGTTGAGTCAAATACCGATATTGGCAACGGTCAGGTTGATGGTGTTAGGCTCGTAGATGCTGAAAACGTTGCAAGCAATACAGAGGTTAACGAGCCAACCGTTCAGATTGCTGGCGGTATTGAGGATCTTAACGCAGAGGATGTTGCAAGCAATACGTCTACAACCGCTGGAACTGTCGGTGCGATACGTGCGCTATACGCCAATGACGTAAGCTCAGATACTACATTAACCGCAACAGCCATTGTAACTGCTATACGTCAGTTAACAGCATCCGATGTTAGTAGCGAAACTGCGGTTGATAGTGCGGTTCTTGACGCGGTCAGGGATTTAACCGCGAGCGATGTATCAAGCAATTCAGAAGTTGGCAATGCCGTATTAAATGCAATCAGGGTTTTGGTTGGTGAGGACGTTGCAACCGAGACAACCATTGACGGTGCAGATATTACCAATATCGGCCCAGGCTATCCTATCTGGAACTTTATAGCATCAGACAGGGCGTTTAATTTTAACGCATCGTCAATATTTTTCAACCATAACGCCAGCAGCAAGGACTTTGATTTTAATGCCAAGCAAAAACACTTTAATTATAACGCGACCGATGAAACGTTCGGATTTGATGCGGAGTAACCAATGAAAGATCATTTTGACGGTAATAAATCGATCACGCTGCAGCCGGGTGATAGTGCGGTCCCGTACACTTTTACGTATGCGGCGTGTAGCAGTGCAACAGCAAATGACGGATCTATCCCGTTCGGAACAGCTATCAGCAGTGTAGCTGTAAAAGCGTATGATGATGAGGGTACGGACGTAACCGCCCAAATGATAAACTCATCGTCTGAGTCTGATGATGTCGTATCGGTTGCATTAAATTATCCATCAACAACCGGGGACGGTTGCTATCATATAGAAATAATATTGACGCTTGACAGTGGTGCAAAGATGGAAACCGATTTTGTCAGGGTGTACGCGGGGGATGCAGCGGCATGAAAACGAAACTGAAAACAGCTCCAACTGATAAGCCAATATCACGCAAAGAAGCCAAAGAGCACTGCCGTATAATATTGGGCAATACTGACGAGGACGATTATATTGACAGCCTGATCGATGTCGCGGTTGCAAGGGTTGAGCAGTTTACACGGCGGCGACTTATTACTCAAACATGGTACTACTATCTAAACGATTGGCCGTGCAGTGATCGTATACCAATGCCATACGGCAACTTGCAAACCGTGTCGAGCGTAAAATATACAGACAGCGACGGCGATCAAAGCACATGGACATCATCCTATTATATATCTGATACCGATACGGACCCTGGCAGTATTGTGCTGGCGTATGGCGAGACATGGCCTACCGCTACCCTGTATCCGTCAAACCCTATCGAGATTGAGTTTATCTGTGGTTATGGTGACGATGACACGGATGTACCGGAACCCATTAGACAGGCAATAAAACTACACGTTAGCGACCTTTACGAGAACCGTGAAAGCGTCACGCTCGGTACGATCGTACATAAGAGCAACGCCATTGAGTCCTTACTGTGGCCGTATATCCTGCGAGGTGTATTTTGAGATCTGGTGCGCTACGGCATAGAATATCATTTCAGGATAAAACAAAAACGTCTGACAGCATGGGCGGTTATACTCATACATGGCAGGATTCAATCGACGCGTATGCTGCGATATGGCCGCTAAAGGCGGTTGAGCGTTTGGAATCAATGAAGCTGGAACATTCGGTAACGCATAAGATCAGGGTGCGGTATCATAGTGGTATTACGGCAGACATGCGCATTAGGTTCGGTGAGCGATATTTTGAAATAATCGCCATTACCAATCCTGATGAGCGCAATATACAGCTTGACATATTAGCCGAGGAGTCTGTGACGTGATTGAGTGGCGAGGGAAAGAAGTTCTTAAAGCTGTTGATAAGGCTGTCAAGGCGTCTGCTCGTGACGCTGCGGATTATGTTGCAAGGGACGCAAGAAGTCGTGCGCCGTGGGATACGGGCGTATTGGCACAATCCATCACCATTGAAGAAAGCAAGTTTAAGGACGGTGGATGGTTGGTGGTGGCACAGGGGCCAAAAAATTACGACAGATATTATGCGTCCTTTGTTGAGCTTGGATGCAATAAAAAACGCAATCTAAAAAAGCAACCGTACCTTAGACCGGCGCTATACAATAACCTTGACCATATTAGACGCCTCTTTGTGGACATCGTATGAAAACCTTATTTACCGGCATATATTCTAAGTTTACTGCGCTACCAGCAAATGCGCTTTACACTGCTTTAAGCGGTCGGTTGTACTTTACCGAAGCACCGCAGGACAGCACGTTCCCGTATTGCGTGTTCTCAATGGTTTCTGATGTGCCAGATTACTATTTTGGCGGTGAACAGTTCGAAACATACCTTGTCGAGTTCAATATTTTCGATGAGGATAATTCTGCATCAGACATTGGCACCTTATACGAAAACCTTAAAACGCTCTACGATGATTGTTCAATAACCGTTGTGGGATATAGCAACGTTATCTTTGAACGAGAACACACCAACCTGTTTAGGGACGAGGAAAATAACGTCTGGCAGTATAACGTTCAATATTATGTGATGTTGGAGAAAAGCTGATGCACACATCGTCTAAAGTCAACATGCAATCTTTTATTGATAGGTATCTCAATGGTAACGAAAGCGTGCTTGACGTAGGTAGCTTTAATGTCAACGGTACGTATCGCCCGTTTTTTAAGAACTATACCGGGCTGGATATTATCGAGGGTGACAATGTTGATATTGTTGCCGATGAACCGTATGCGTGGCCGATAAAAAATAACACTTATGATGTTGTCGTGTCCGGTCAGACGTTTGAGCATATCGAGTTCCCTAAGAAAACGATGCAAGAGATATATCGTGTGCTGAAACCTGGCGGTCTGTGCTGCATTATCGCACCGTCAGCGGGCCCGCAACATGGATTCCCTAACGATTATAGACGATACACCGAGCATAGCATGATAGAGTTGGCAGAACACGGCAAGCTCGATGTTGTTGAAACTCACACCACATACGTTGGTATTTGGAAAGACGTTATGCTGATTGCGAGGAAACCAGAATGAAACTGAATCTTGGTTGCGGATTCAGAAAGATGCCCGGCTATATTAACATTGATAACCGTGCCGAGGTATCGCCAGATGAAGTGATAGACGTTACTGACGGCCTACCCTATGAGGATAGCTCGGTTGAAGAGGTGGTCGCGGTTGATTTTCTGGAACACATACCCATTGGTAAGACAGTTGCAGTAGTCGAAGAGATATACCGGGTGCTACGGCATGACGGTTTATTGCATCACTTCACACCGTCAACCGACGGTCGTGGAGCGTTTCAAGATCCTACGCATGTGTCATTCTGGAACATCAATAGTTGGTTGTACTATATGCACGATGCGTACCGCAACCTGTACGGTATAAAGGCAAAGTTCGTGGGTGAATTACAGGATGTTGTGACTGATAGAGATAACAGGATTATACACACCGTTGGTAATTTACGCGCTGTAAAGTAAAGGAGCAGATTATGGTATCAATAGTGGTGCCGGTTGTGAGGACGGAAAAAGGCAAGCGATGTATTAGACACGCCATTAAAAATGCTGGCATCAGTCCTGCGCATATTGAGATTGTAACAGAGTATGATACACATCGAATAGGCGCACCAGAGATGGTCAAGCGATTGGTTGGCATGACGTCGCATGATCTGGTGATGTTTTTAGGTGACGACACGATACCGCAGCCGGGGTATATGCGGCACGCGCTCGATGCTATGCAAAAATTACCGGGTGGATGGGGTCTGGTCGGTTTGAACGATCAGCAACGCAACGGAAAAACGCTCGCAACACACTGGCTTGCTGATAAGCGCATGTTGAACTTGCTCGATGGTGAGTTCTTTTGTACGGACTATAGGCACTGTTTTTGCGATAGGGAATTGACCGACATTGCCATTGAGCATGACCGATATATATGGGCCGAGGATGCAAAGATTGAGCACGATCATCCAATGTTTACGCATGAAGAGTCAGACATTGATTACCAACGAGCATACGACAAGGATACGTATATTAACGATTGGAAAACATACGTCAGTCGTAAAATAACGCGGTACGGTTTCAAGCTCGGTATCGGTTTACCGGTTGCCAATCGTCAACAGGATAAAGATTTCTGGCTGTCATTTCTTATGGCCGATAAGCCTGACTATACCATCCTTGTACCATCGGTCGAGGTGTATAACTTCCCGCAGGATATTGCGCATGTCAGAAACGATTTAGCAAACCAGGCGCTTAACGAGGGGTGCAGCCATTTGCTGATGATGGACACGGACCAAGTATATAAACCAGACACTATCACTAAGCTGCTTGCGCACGATGTGGACGTTGTTGGGGCGCTTGTGCATAGAAGATACCCGCCGTTCTCGCCCATCCTGTATCGCGGCACGCTCGGTAATTATGAGTATGTGCCGGACGATGAGATGTTCAGCGGTGAGCTGGTCGAGGTAGATGCAACCGGCTGCGGGTGCATATTATTTAATACCGGGGTGTTTATAGATACTGACTATCCCTGGTTTAAGATAGAAAAAAAGGACGGAAAAACGGTAGGTGAGGACATTGGATTTTGTAGCAGGATACGGAGCAAGGGATATAAGGTTTTTGTGGATACGTCTGCAACGGTTGACCATATAACAACATTTAGGGTGAATCGAAGCACGTATGAACTATTCAAACGGGCAGCAAGAAAAGGAGATTAATTATGTCAAGCGGAAGTAAATCAGGAAAGGATTGTAAAGTATCCCTTGGGGCCACGCAAGTATTAGGTATGGGTACATGGGATCTGAACGGAATTACCAGCGAGCAGTTCGATAATAGCGAGTTCGGAGACAACTGGAAAACGTTTTTGTTCGGGATGAAAGACGGCGGTCAGGTGACTTTTTCCGGTTTGTATAAACCGAGCGATGAGACCGGCCAGCAACCTTTAATGGATGCCAATCTTGAGAATACGGATATTACAACCTTGAGGTTGTATGTTGACAATACCAGTTATTTTGAACCCTGTCAGTTGGCAGCCTAATGGAGCAATCCGTTATGGAAAAACCCTGTGAATTGCTGGAACACCCTAACGTGCAGCCGAGGGCAATCAGCAGCCAAGCCGTTTTTAAGGAAGGTTCAACGACTATCCTGAAAGGGAGTACACTCAAGCGAGTGGAAGCGCAGGGCATCTATTTTATAGATGGTGATATAGTCTCATCTTCGTGGAAACACGGAGCAGCCTAATAGGCGGGCAAGACTTTGCGATTCTTGCCGAAGATAATGCAAACAACTGGTTATTTTAGTCCATATAACACAACTGGTGCCGACACTCAGCTATCACACGTTAATGTAACGGCATACAATATTTCGGCAGACAAGAGCGGGCTTATGAAAGTTGATTTCACCGCTAAAGTGTCTGGTGTGATGGTACTTAAATAATACCTATTTGCGGGATAGGGCATCGCCTGAACGCTGGTTAACTGCTCCGGCCAGCTTCCCGCAAATTTACGGAGCAAATTTATAAAAGGAGCAAACAAATGAAAATCACAAAACCCACCGAGCGCAAGTTCTTTTTTGAAAACGACCCTGACGAGGCATGGATAATCTTACGCTATCTCAATCCTGGGGAGCGTGCAGATATATTCGATGCTGTGTTCGATCAGCAGGTGGAGTATAAAAAGAACAAGGAGTCTGGCGAGCTTGAACCCGTATTTCGTCAGTCAACGAACAAGAAAAAGGACCGTGAAACAACGTTTATAAAATCCATTGTTGAATGGGGCAACTTCTTTGACGAGGACGGCAGTGTGCTTGAATGTACCAAAGATAATATCATCCGTGCCATGCGCGAGATAGAGGGATTCATTCAGGCGGTTCAAGAGTTCCGTGCAACTATGGAATCTGATATTGCGCAGGAGCGCGAGGACCAGGAAAAAAACTAATAGCCTACACGGGCAGGTTGATGGATAAGCCTGACTGTGGCCTGTGTAGGGCAACCCACGAAGCGTTCGACGGTGGCGAACCCAATTGCAGTGAATGTATCCCGGCGTTGTTTGTTGAGAACCAGATACCCGCGAAGATATTTATAAAATGCAGGGATCAGCATATTATGGGTTTTGACGGTCCAGTAGCGTTGCGATGTGAGTCTGTTTTTCATTGGATGGATTACTATGGTGTACGCCACGAGGACCGTGACTATTGTTTTAGTTTAGTCAATGCAGCGTATAACAATGTTTTGAAAAAAATGCGAGCAGATAGAAAGCGGAATACAGCATGAGAATAGGAACAG